GTCAGGAAGAACGGAAGCGAGTACGGCAACTTGCCCGTGTCGGCCTCCATGTTCGCGATGCTCGGCGGAGCCCAGAGGTCCTCCTCGAAGCCGTTGAGCATCGAGGTCCACATGCGCTGCTCCTTGATGCGCTTCAGCCGCTTGTAGGCGACCTTGGTGCTCGCAGCGGTCTCACCCGTGTTGAGTTCGACCTCGGCGTCGGTCCACGACATGTGGTCGATGTGGAAGCGCCACGGCGCCCGGACGTAGTCGGTGACCTGCGGGTTGCGCCAGGTGAAGGTGTCGTTCGGCTGGTAGTGGTCGTAGGTGCGCGAGTCATCGAACATGATGACGTCGCGGATCTCGGTGCCACCCTGGATCGTCTGCTCGCGGGACTTGCCCTTGAGGAGCCGGCTGAAGGCGTAGGTGTTCTAGACTGCCTCATTGATGACCTGGTCGGCGCTCGTCAGGTACGACGGGCCGGTCGTGGTCATGAAGTCGTTGAAGGTGGAGATTGCGGGCATGTTGCCCTCCGTGTTGGGTTAGCGGGAAAGGATGCGGAGCGCGTCGTTGCGGCTTCCGCCTGACAGAAGGACGTCGAGGACGGCATCCTCGCGATCGATCTCCCGGACGGCGCGCGCCGGCTGCTTGCCGACGGTCGGACGGGCGATGTTGCGGGGATCCATCCTCTTCGGTTCTCCGGCGCGTCGACGGAACGCCTCTTTGACGATCTCGTCGATGGAGGAGAATTGACCGGGGTTCTCGCGCCCGATCTGCGCTGCGACCTCCGTGATCTCGTCGTAGGACGGAGACTTGTCCCCGTACTGCGCCGCGATGCGGTCGAAGGATCGCTCCGTCTGGTGCTTGATCTCGAGAACGCGCGCCTTGCGGTCGAACTCCTCGCGGAGCCGATCCTGCATCTTCGCGAGCGGTTCGGCGGCCTCGTCACCGAAGATCGACTTGAACTTGGACAACGGGTCGGCGTCTGCCTCCCCATCGTCCGCGCTCACCGACGCCTTCGGCTCCTCCGGCTGCTTCTCCGCCTTCTTCTCGGCGACCTTCGCACCGAACGCATCCACGTCCGCCTGGCGCTTCGCGGCCTTCAGACCCCACTCCTTCACCTTGGAAGGGTCGGACCTGATGCCATCGATGACGTCGGCGGGAACGCCGTCAAGCTGCAAGGCCTTCAGCGCCCGATCGAAGTCAGGATCGGGTTGCGCTGGAGCAGCGGTTTCGGTCGTGCGAAAGTCCTGCCGTGGGGCAGGCTCGTCGATCCCGAGAAGGCGATCCAGCACGGCATCTTCGCTCTCGGAGTTGCCCGCCTCAATGGCGGCTTCCTGAGCGAGTTGCTCGACTGGATTGACGCGCTCCTCCGGAGGCGTGATCTGTGCTTCGGGTTCTGACATGTCAGTCCTTCTCAAATCCATGCTGCGCCATGATTTCGCGTTCATGGCGCTTCGACGTCACGATGGGCTTGCCCTTGCGCGTCGTCTTGCACCCATCGAGGTTTCGCGGAAGCGAATGACTCACGTATGGGTACTGGTGACGATTCGTTCCCGGATCCACCTGCATGTCGCTGGCGATCCGGGTCAGGGCGCGCCCTTCGTGATTGATAATACTGCCGATGGACGGTGCGTCACGCATCGGCATGTTGATTTCGACCACATTTCCGGACTCGTCTAGGAATTCGTAGATCATTACATCGCCCTGTTCGCGGCGGCCTGGAGGCCGGCCACGCTGCTCGCCGGGATCGGACTCGGCTCACCCATCGCGTTCATCGGCTGACCCTGCGGGCCCTGCGGACCCTGAGCCATGCCTAGACCCTGCGGGGGCTGCATCGCCTGCTGCATGGCGCGCTGATCGATCAGGTCGGCAAGGTGCGGGATGTTCAGTGAGTCACCGACCACCGACAGGATCTCGCGCCACTTCACGAACGGCATCGCCGCCATGCCCTGGGTGACCGTCGTGGTGATCTGAAGGAGTTCCATCGCCCGCTTCTGGACGAGAGCCTCGGAGACTCTCTCCATGCTGTAGGCATCGACCGCGACCTCGAGATCCTCCCAGCCCGGCATTCGGACTCCTCCTGTGAACACGGGCTCCGCCTCGATCAGAGCCTCCGCGCCCTCCCGGCCGAGAGGCAGGTTGATCCGGTCGTCGTGCCACATGAACCAGAGCACCGACCGGGCGATGTCGTCGACGGACTCCTGGAACTGGCGCTTGATGTGCGCCATGCGCATGGTCGCGCTCGACTCAGCCACGGCAACCTCGGTCGCCGTCGCAGCGCCCTGGATGTTGCCGCGCATCGCATCGTGGATGCCTGACACCCGGTCGAGCCGATCCTGCGCCATCGCAGAGTACTGGACCTGCTGCTGCGTGATGCCGCCGACCTCCAGGTTCATCACTCGGTCCTTGTCGAGCGACTCGGACAGCACCACGTAGTCGTGGGGCTTGTCCTTGATGTCCTGCGCCAGCTTGCTGTTGCGGGCATCCACCATGATCAGCCGCTTGTAGGCGGCCGCGCTCGAGCGGACGCTCGTCAGGTGGGCGTTGAGATCCTCCATCTGGGACTGGATCGCCACCAGCGGGGACAGCGGATACGGGTCGTCGGGAACCGTGTACACGCCGAACACGGTGTATGGGCCGTTCCTCGGGCCGAAGTACGGGATCGGCTTGCGGATGTAGCCCTCCCACTTGCTCGCGGGGGAACGGCTCTTGACGAAGGTGTAGATCGTCCCGTTCACCATTCCAGGGCCGAGCACCTCATCCACCGCCTCCGCGAGGCTTTCATCGGCCTCCGGAACCCATACCTCGTAGACGGCGACCTCCTTGCGGTCCTCGAGGTCGCGACCATTGTCGTCGCGCACCTCGTCGAGATCCGTGCCGGACGGGATTGCCATCACGGCATCGATGTCCCAGGTCCCATCCTGCTCCGCTCTGGAGATCAGGTCGTTCTTGTCCACCGCGTAGCAGTGGCCCATGAACCGAGCGTCCTCGATGTTGGTCGCAGCCGGGTCGATGAAGAAACGCTCGGGGGAGATGCGGTAGACGCGAGGAAGGTAGGGTTCCTTCCCGTCCGTCTTCCGCACCTCAGCCCGAGGCTCGCTGACCGTGAGGGCGACGCCGTGGGTGAACATCATGTCCGTGGCGATCCGCTCGAGAGTGCGGCGCAACTTCGTGATGCGGGCCCATCGGTTGACGGCGACCTGTAGCCGCCGGCCGACCATGAGTTCCAGCATCGGATCGCCCAGTTTCACCCGGAACTTCGGGGTGTCGTGGATGATCCTCGGCAGCACCAGGCTGACGTACTCATGCCCGAAGTTCTCCGGGTCATCGATGTACGGGTCGGTGCGGTCGTCGCGGTAGGCCGGGCCATGGTACTTCTCGACCATCGTCCGAAGGGACGATAGATGCGCGTCGCGGAACCGCTCCGCGCTCTCCACCTCGCGGCGGATCGAATCGAACGAAAGGTCGAGCATGGTTTACCTCACGTGCGGGGAACAGTTCCACCCTTTCCTCCACCGCCGACGACGCCAGTTCCAGTTCGCTTCTTCGCAGAAATCACGGGCTTCGCAGCGATGCGGGTCGCGGCCTTCTTGCCACCGCTCCCCGCGCCCGCCGCGCCTCCGGACTTCCCGCCGTTGCGAGCGCCGCCATTGCCGTAACGAGATCCTGCTCGAGCCATCACTTGCCTCCGCGCTTTGCGCGCTTCTTGGTGCATCCGGAGCACTGCGACCGCGCCGACTTGGCGAGGGCTGTCTTCGGCTTGTTGGTTCGGTGCATGGACTCATGGGCCATGCGTTCCCTCTGCGAACTACGAACGGGCATCACTTGCTCCGTTTCTTCGCGGCCTTCTTGGGCAGCGACTTGATGTTCTTCGTCTCGCTCGCCCACCGCTTCGCCGTCTTCGGCATGGTGGCGAACATGTACTTCTGCTGGGCCTTCGACTTGAACGGCATCAGGCGTACTCCCGGAAGTATCGGTACAGGATCCAGTTCACATCGACCCGGTCGGCGTCGTTTGTTACTGAGTCATCCGCCCTGATGCGAACCGCTGCCGCCATGCCGACCTGCGATGCAACGATGTCCGCAAAGGCGTTTCCGCGCGCGACCATAGTCGTCCAACTCGGCAGCAGCATCGGATCGTTCTCCGTCCGCACCACTACGTCGTCGATCGACCAGATGGCCCGCGTTGCGTCCTTGTTCACCCACACCCTGAGCGCGTGCCAGTCGGACGCCTTGATCCCGGTGTCTACGCGAACGGAGACCGCGGGTTCTGCCGTGCTTCCGGTCACATTGGAGCAGGCAACCCAGTTTCCACCCGACTCGTAGCACTCAAATCCGACCTGGTTGTACATCAATGGGCCGGGCTGGCCATGCGCTGCCTGGAATCCCACCGATCCACCGACTCCGGTGTATGAACCAGTCATACGGACCATCGCCTGGAAATCCATCTCCGCGAGTCCGGCCGTGAGCGCGGGCTGCTGCGCGAACACACGTTCCGCGATCCATGCCCGCGATCCTCCCGTGGCCGCTGCTGCCGTCAGCCGGAAGAAGTTTCCGATCCGTTCGTCGTATGAATTGACGTGCGTGATGGTCGCTGCGGCCGCGACGTTCCTGTAGAAGTTCGCGTGCCTCATCACGGTGTTCGCCGTGCTGAAGGCCGATCCGTCGTATGCATCGACGTGCATACGGCAGCATTTCCTCGGGTCGAACTCCCGGGGATCCTGCTGGTAGTTTCCTGAGAACGCACCGTAGAGATCACGACCCGGCATCACGCCCTCCTGTTGGGGAAGAAGCGGTATCGCATCCAGTCGCAGACCAGCGTGCTCGCGGCCACCTGCGTTCCGGTACACATGATCCCGATGCCGGCCTGGAAGCCGTTGGTCGCGGTCGCCGTCTTCTGCGTCGAGTTGATGTTCGGCACGTCGTTGGTCTGACGATGGACGACGTTGTCGTCGATCATAAACCACGCCTCGGTTCCGAGTGCGTTGACCCACACCTCCAGCGTGTGGAAGGTCGCGATGTCGATGCCCGTGTCCTTCACGAACTTGTACCCGGAAGACCCGTTGTAGTCACCGGAGTAGACCGCGACCGACCACGTGTCCGCGTTGAAGCACTTGAAGCAGAGTCCCTGCGGGATGTCATCCGTCGTCGTGGTGTCGTTGAAGAACCCGACTCGGGCGACGGACAACGCCGATGCGTTCCGCGTGTACTTCACACGGGCCGAGATGTCCATCTCCGCGACGCCACCGCGAAGCGCGGCGTTCGCGCTCCGGTCGGAACGATCCGTGATCGACACCTGCGCACCAGCCTGACAGGACGTGGATGCTGTACCCGTGGCGACGGTGATCAGGTTCACGTTGCCTGCGGTCTTGGAGTCGTACACCCCGGGAACCGTTCCGCTCGCGTAGACGATCGTCGGAGCAACACCGGCCGCAGCGGCCGTGGCCGATTCGACGAAATCGCCCTTGTTGAAGAAGTCCGAGTAGAACCGGACGCATTGCCCGGGGTTCAGTTCACGAACCTCGAACGGGTGCGCCAGGATCGGTGATTTGCGGACGATGGGCATCTGCTGTTCCTCCGTGCTTTCTCAGAACCCCATGAACGAGAACGACCCGCCGGACGTGGTGAACCCGCCGATCCACGTGGTCGTCGGATCGATGTTGCGGAGTTCGATGACCGTGCCGGCCGGGACAATCATCGCCTGGTTGTTTCCATCCGCGTTGCCATCGGTCATCGCG